GGTCCCATGACGCCCGGAAAACCTCTCGTTTTTAAGAAAAAATAGGCCTGCCGTCAAAATTGAATACCGTCATTTATCAGCTGTATAAGGGGTGAAAATCTATGATTGAAATTAAAAGTGAAGATCTGAAAAAGATGGAAGCCAGGATGATGGGTTTTCAGGATGACATAAAAAAGGTGCAGGTAAGAGCACTGAACAGAGCGGGAACGGCAGCTAGGACGGTGGCTGTAAAGGAAGCTGTAAAAAAGTACACTCTGAAAAGCAGAGATGTAAAGGAAACCATGAAGATGAAGAGGGCCAACTGGTCCAGGCTGAACACCTCTGCCACTGTATCAAATAAGCCACTGCCACTGGAGAGGTACAAGACCAATGTGAAATCAGTAAGACCTGGGAAGATGATAAAGGCGGCTGCCTTTAAAGGGCAGAGGATAAAGCCCGTAGGAAGGAGAGCCTTTGCATGGGATATGGGAGGCCACAGGAGGATCGTAAGGAGAAAGGGAGCCTCAAGACTTCCTATAGAAAGGCTCTATGGACCATCGGTAGGAGCTATCTTTGGAGGAGAGGAGCTAACAAAGAGGATAGTCACCAGAGGAGAGGAGATGCTGGCAAAGAGGCTGGATCACGAGATCAGCGTGGTACTAAAGAGGTTCATAAAGGAGTAGGCATGAACAATATAAAAAAACTCTATGTCACTCCGGGGAAGATAGCAGAGTGGCTGGGTATAGCAGAAAGAACTGTGAGGGAACTGGCAAACAGGGGGATACTGCACAAGGCCGGGGAGGGGAGATACGACCCTGACAGGTCGATCCCTAACTATATAGATTTTTTAAAGGACAAGATGTCTGTAAATGACCAGGAGTACAAGGAACTGCAAAAGAAAAAGCTGAGGATACAGGTGGATGAACTGGAGGGAAGGCTGATCTCTGTGGAGGAGGTGGAGACCTTCCACGCAAACCTTGTGACATCCACAAGGGCAAAGCTGTTATCACTTCCTAAGAGGCTGTCACCGGAACTGACGGAGGCTGAGGACCAGGATGAGATGGAGGAGATAATAAAAAAAGCAGTGTATGAGATCCTAGAGGACTTGTCGGGGGAGGAAAACGAGTGAAATATTATGAGTTAAGAATCAATTCTCCACTGTGGGAGCAGGAAAAGATTGAACTCTATGACACCAGGGAAGCAGCAGAGCAGGCACAGATGTATTATTTCATGAATGGGTGTCAGACCAAGCTAACGTAACTGAAAAAAGGTAATACCTAAAATCAAAGGAGGGAAAGGGTGGAGAAGCAGAGCAGGTGGGGCAAGAAAAAAGTAAATAAGAAGAATCTTGCGGATCTGCTGAAGAAGTTCAAACCGCCCCTGGAGCTGACTCTGTCGGAGTGGGCGGACAGGTACAGGATGCTGTCACCAGAGGATTCGGCAGAGCCTGGAAGGTGGAGGACGGACAGAGCCCCATACCAGAGAGGAATAATGGATGCCATATCAGACACCAAGACCGAGGAAGTGGTGGTGATGGCAAGTGCCCAGGTGGGAAAGACCGCCATAGAGCTGAACGCTCTGGGGTACTTCATACACCAGGACCCCTCTCCAATGATGATAATAATGCCGACTATCGAGATGAGTGAGACCTTTTCAAAGAAGAGGGTTACACCTATGCTAAGGGACACCCCGGTGCTATCGGATAAGGTTAAGGCAGCCAATAAGAAGGGGAGTGACAACACTGTAAGGGAGAAATCCTTCCCCGGAGGGTATATGGCTTTCGTGGGGGCAAACTCACCAAGCTCACTGGCATCGAGACCCATAAGGATAGTGCTGGGGGATGAGATAGACAGGTTCCCGGACTCGGCAGGAGAGGAGGGAGACCCCCTCTCACTGGTGGACAAGAGAACAACGACCTTCAGGAACAGAAAGCTTATCAGGGTATCCACACCAACTATAGCAGGGAGATCCAGGATAGAAGCCCTGTGGAATATCTCAAGCATGGAGAGATGGAATGTGCCGTGCCCATCCTGTGGGGAGCTACAGCCCTATGAATGGGGGAGGATAAACTTCGACCCTGTGGGGATGTCCTGCATAATCTGCGGGGCTCTGCACACCGAAAAGGAGTGGAAGGCAGGAAGTCTCAAGGGGAAGTGGATAGCAGGGGTGGAGAACGGCAAGAGACGTGGGTTCCACCTGAATGAGCTGGCAAGCCCATGGAAGAACTGGGATGAGATAATATCAGATTTCAGGGAGAAAAAGACGGACAAGGAGACCCTCAAGGTGTGGGTGAACACATCCCTGGGAGAACCATGGGTGGAAGATGAAGGAAAGGAACTGGACTGGGAGATGCTCCTGGAAAGGAAGGAAGAATACGAAGGAGAGGTACCGGAAGGCGTACTCATACTCACATGTGGGGTAGACGTACAGGATAATAGACTGGAGGCCGAGGTAGTGGGCTGGGGTCTTGGGAAGGAATCCTGGGGGATACATTACAGGGTATTCCAGGGGGACCCTGGAGACTTCAAGGTGTGGGAGGAGCTGGAGAGGTTCCTGGGAGGCACGTACAAATATGCTGACGGGACACCAATCGCCATCACAGCAACCTGTGTGGATACTGGGGGACACCATACCCAGGCGGTATATGACTTTGTATCTGACAAGGAGTACAAGAGGATATTTGCCATCAAGGGTCAGGGAGGCGAGGGCGTGCCTGTGCTGAACGGTGTAAGGCCTACCAAGGACAAGAAAACCCACCTGTGGAGCCTGGGAGTCAACTCCCTTAAGGACATACTGTTCTCAAGGCTGTCGCTGAATGACAGGGGCCCAGGATACTGCCACTTTCCAAAGGAAAATATTAAGGGATACGGGGAGCAGTACTTTAAGGGGATAACAGCTGAAAAGAAGGTCATAGGAATGAGCAAGGGAAAGGGGGTAGTGAAGTGGGTGAAGACAAGGGAAAGAAATGAACCTGTGGACCTTAGAAACTACGCCACTGCGGCACTAGAGATAGCAAACCCAGACCTGGAGAAGCTGTCCAAGGCTGACAGGAATACCAGAATAGCATTTGTAAGCGGACAGATGGTACAGGAGAGGAAAAAGAAGAGGACCCTGTCCAAGGGAGTGAAGTAGATGAAGATACCTAAGGAGTTATTTGAAATTGAGGAAAGCTTAATAGTCAAGCTGGAGAAAGCGATCTGCAATGGCGAGCAGCTATCATGCCAGGACATGCTCAAAATAAGGGATGAGCTGATTTTCAGAAGGTATCCAATAACGGTAGAGAGCGTTTATCCACCTAAAAAACCAGAACCGATAACGAAATCTGTAGTTGAGGACGGTGGCAGTTTATTTTGGCCGTGGAAGAATAAGAAATAAAAAATCCCCTGAGCGGGGATTATTCGGTGGTCTTGAGGTGAGCATCTGACCTCTTCCAAGGGGGAAGGTGGGACTCGTCGGCTGTGGCTGCAAGATCCTGGGATGAAACCTCTTTGATATCTGTTCTATCCCATGGTGGTGTTTCAGAATCAACATCGTTATTCACACAAGCAGCGAAGATACCGGTTAAGATCATGGTTAGGAATAATTTTTTCATAAAAACCTCCGTGATTATTTTTATAAAGATTACTTCAATTTTACTATAAAGTCAATGAGGAGAGAGGAGGTGAGGCATGGGTATAACACTAGAGGAAGCTAAAAGCCATCTAACTATGTGGTTGAAGGCTGAGGAAAAGGTGGCTGTGGCAGGGCAGGGTTACAAGATAGGAAACAGAACCCTGACAAGGGCAGACCTCGGGGAGATACGGAGGAGCATAGAGTACTGGGAAAACAGGGTGGAGAGGCTTACAAGCGGCAAGAACCGGGGAGCAAGGGGATACAAGATCCTCATAAGAGATTCATAGGAGGAGGACGATGAACTTAATAGACAAGACTGTAAACTACTTCTCTCCTAAGAAGGCACTGGAAAGGGCTACAGCAAGGGTAAAGCTTGACCTCATGAACTCAGGGTACAGCAGACACGGGGCGAGCATGTGGAAGAAGGCCATGAGGGGCTGGAATACCAGCACAGGTACAGCAGATGAGGACATCACAGACAACGTGCATAAGCTGAGAGAAAGGTCCAGGGACCTCTATATGGGGGCTCCCATAGCCACGGGAGCTCTGAAAACAAAGAGGACAGCTGTAATAGGGAGAGGGCTCAGAGCTAAACCATCTATAGACTACGAGGTGCTGGGGATATCCAGGGAAGAGGCCAGGGAGGTGGAGCTGAAGATAGAGAAGGAGTGGAAGGCGTGGGCGGGATCCACAAACTGCGACTCTGAGAGGAAGCACAACTTCTATACCCTCCAGAGGCTCCTGAAGCTCTCCATGGATATGAACGGGGATGTGTTCTGGATACCCAAGTTTAAGAGGAGAGCGGGGACACCTTTTGAGTTCTGTGTGGAGCTTATCGAGGGGGACAGGGTAACAAACAAGCCGGGGAGTTCCTCCAACAAGGTAAGGGAGGGCGTGGAGGTAAACGATGAAGGGGAGATAGTGGCCTACCACATAGCCGTAGCAGGGGACACCGAGTATAGGTACAGCTACCAAAGGGTGGAGGCTTACGGTAAAAGGACGGGGGAGAGGATGGTGTACCACCTGTTTGACCCTGAAAGGATAGGGCAGAGAAGGGGAGTTCCTGCACTGGCTCCTGTAATCGAAAGCCTGAAGCAGCTGACAAGGTATACAGAGGCAGAGATAACCAGATCCGTAATAGCCGGGATGTTTTCGGTGTTTATAACCTCAAAGGAGCAGCAGGGAAGCCTTATGGGGATGGGGAACATCGAGGGCGATGAGAAGGTGACCGAGGAATCGGAGGAGACTATAGAGCTGGGAAGCGGGAACGTGGCACAGCTGGCTCCTGGGGAAGATGTGAAGAGCATCGCACCAAACGCCATGAACATAGGGTTTGAATTATTTGTAAAAGCTGTGTGCACACAGGTGGGAGCAGCACTGGAGATACCAGTAGATGTTCTTCTGAAGCAGTTTAATTCCTCCTATTCTGCATCGAGGGCGGCCCTCATGGAGTTCTGGAGGGTGGCACTGTCTGAGAGGGACTATATAGTACAGAATTTTTGCCAGCCTGTGTATGAGAAATTCCTCATAGATGCCATAGACAGCGGGAGGGTAGTTCTCCCAGGGTTCTTTGAAGGGGCGGAAGTGAGGAGAGCCTACTCGAGATGCACATGGGTAGGGGAAAACAAGGGGCACCTTGATCCTGTGAAGGAGATAAATGCAGCAGTCAAACGGGTGGAGCTGGGAATATCTTCGAGAGAGATAGAAGCCCAAGAGCACGGCAACGACTGGGAGGAGGTTCAGAAGCAGCTGGCAACAGAGAAAAAAAAGAGAGAGGAGGACGGCCTTGAGGAACAGAAAGTTTTGGGAAATTAAAAACATGGAGGGAAGTTCAGAGACAGCAGAGGTAAAGATATACGGTGAGATAGTGAATATACCATGCTGGGAGGGGGATGTATCTGCCAACTCCTTTGAAAGGGAGCTAAATAAGTTTCCAGATGCAGAGAAGATAGTGGTAAGAATAAACTCTCCAGGAGGGGATGTATTTGAGGCACAGGCTATATATAACATCCTAAAGAACCACTCGGCAGAGGTAGAGGTAAGGATAGACGCTCTGGCAGCAAGTGCAGCCACAATAATTGCAAGTGCAGGAGATAAGGTTATTATGCCGGACAATGCCCTGTATATGATACATAACCCATTATCGTGGGCGAGCGGGTACTCGAGCGATATGAGGAAGAAGGCGGACCTCCTTGATACAGTGAAGGATACTATTATGAATGTGTACAGAAGCAAGTCGCCATTAGAAGCAGAAGGTATAAGCCAGATGATGGATGAAGAGACCTGGATGACAGCGGAGCAGGCATATGAAAACGGGTTTGTCACTGAGGTAATAACAAGCAAGGTGGAGAGCGAGGCTGTGGAGGAAGTGGAGAACTTTATGAGGGGGCAGATAATGGCAACCTTTGGAAAGATGCCTACTGGAAAGTTTAAAAACTTGCTGAAGAGTAAGAAAAATATAAAAAACAGAGTTAAAGAGGAGGATGTAAAAAATATGAATCTTGAAGAAGTGAAGAAAAATCACCCAGACTTGTACAACCAGATCCTGAATGAGGGGAAGACAACAGCTGACAGCGAGGCTGTGGCAGCTGAGAGGGAGAGGGTAGCAAATCTCAGCAACCTGAAGA